ATTCATCAACAAAATCAAAACGGATGATGAGTTTGCAAATAAGTGGGGTGAACTCGGTCCTGTGTATGGTAAGCAATGGAGAAGGTGGGGTATTGAATGGGAAGATACTGAAAGTATTGAATACATAGACCAAATCCAAAACCTAATCAACGACCTTAAAACAAATCCTGATTCAAGACGATTGATGGTAAATGCATGGAATGTAGGTGAATTAGACCAAATGATACTTCCACCTTGCCATTATGGGTTTCAATGTTATGTTAGAGATGGTAAATATCTTTCTTTAATGTGGAATCAACGTTCAGTAGATACATTCTTAGGTTTACCATTTAACATTGCATCTTACGGATTATTACTTACAATCTTGGCAAAAGAAGTGAATATGGTTCCTGACCAATTGATTGGAAACTTGGGTGATACTCACTTATACTTAAATCATATTGAACAAGCAAAAGAACAGATTGGTAGAGAACCATTTGAGTTACCAACACTAAATCAGTTCCCAACTTATGAAGGATCACGACCAAGTATTGAATCTTATGTTGTTGGTGATTTCACATTAAAAGATTATCAATCACACCCATCTATTAAAGCACCATTATCAAATTAAAATTATGCAAACAAACACATCGTGGGATGACCCACAATTATCAGACGGAGATTTCCCGTCAAACCAACCTAAGTTTAAAGTAGGAGACAAAGCAATCAAAGTGAAAGGGTATAAGTTCCCATGTACAATCGTATCAGTATTCCAAACAGTAGAAGGACATGTACGAGTTGTAGGTGAGATGGATGAATACGGATTACTACACATTTTTAACGAAGACCAATTAGAAAAAGCAAATTAAGATGAATTACGGAAAAGAGTTTAGAAGTTTCGCAAAGAGCGAAGGAATTAGTTCACTGGCGTTAGATCAGTTTGAAGCATCACTAACACCATACATTTTGGAGGAAAGAGAAATGAGAGTAACTCAGATGGATATTTTCTCAAGATTGATGCGTGATCGTATCTTATGGTTATCAGGACCTGTAAATCAACACATGTCTGACATTGTACAAGCACAATTATTGTTCTTGGATTCAGTTGAGAAGAAAGACATCACACTTTACATCAATAGTCCTGGTGGATCTGTTATGTGTGGTCTTGGTATTGTAGATTTGATGAACTATGTAAGTTCTGATATCGTAACCACAAACTTGGGTATGTGTGCATCTATGGGTTCAGTTCTTGTATCATCAGGAACAAAAGGAAAAAGATCATCTTTGATCCACGCAAAAGTAATGACTCACCAAGTAAGTCACGGAACACAAGGAAACATTCAGGACACCAGAATTAATCAAATGGAAGGTGAGAAGTATAACTACATTTTATTCAAGATCTTGGCGGAGAATTGCGGTAGAACATTCCAAGAAGTATTGGATTTTTCGGCAAGAGATAGATGGTACAATTCAGAAGAAGCAAAAGAGTTCGGACTTATCGATGAGGTAATCGGAACGGATAAAAACAAAACAATCACAAACTACTTGGATGGGTTTGATGATTATTACAAGAAAGAAGTATTGGGTGTGAAGTAAATATTTACACCCAAATATTTTTAATTAAAATTAAATTATGGAAAAAGAAATATTAAAAGAAACGGTAAGTAAAGAAAGACCAGTACCGCAAAAGAAAAGAAATTACAAACCAAGAAATAAAAAAGAAACTAAAGTTAATTTGGTAGATGAAATGGTAATGAGATCTGAAGAAATTCCTAATATAAAAGGAATACAAAAACAGGTTGGGTATTATAAAATTGGTAAAAGTTTTCACATCTTCTTTGAAGAAAAACCAAAAGCGATTTATAGATTCTTTACCAAACTATTGTTAGGTTGGAAATGGCACGACCAAAAGTAAAACGTATTCACGTTAATCAACACAACGTCAGATCTAATAAAACAAAAGGGACTGATCTACCCGTGATTACAATAAAGGAAGGTAAAACAAATACTTATTGTAATGAAGTGGAAATCTTAGGACCTTCTAAGATTATATACGGAGGACACGGTGTTGATGCCAAACCACTGTTGAGTTGTGGAGCGAGAGTGGTAATTGAAACTACAAGTGATATAAATATTATATCATAAAAAACCCCGAGTGATCGGGGTTTTGTGTTTTACTTAAGTAAGTTGTAATACTCTTTAAAGTGTTTAATACGATCAGGTAACCCGATTGTTCCACCGTTCACTCTTTTTGTTACTGCAGTTACAGTTGCGTCATCTGCACCTTTATCGCAGATTGACCATAATTTATTTGAGTCAAAGAAAAATGCAGCTGAAGCCAAAGGATATTTGGTTGCAACTAAATCAGGATTAGAAACACAGTCCTCACCAATAAATTTTGTAAAGTTAGTGTAGTTTGCTTTACCTGTTAATTGAATATAACCTCTTCCTCTAAACTTGAAACCTTCTTTAGATGCTTCATCACCGTTACCCATTCTTGATGCGTAAACACGAGAGGCGATCTTCTCAGGTTGACGAGCGTAAGACTCATTTAGATTACCAGGGAAATATTTACCAAAGATTTTTTTCAAACCATCAGCAGAGTAATTCAAGTTCTCACTAACCGCTTTGAAATTACCTGACTCATGACCACATTGTGACAAGAAATGAGCTAGTCTCAAATTATTTGTAATATTGAATTTTTTAGCAGTTTCAGGAATCTGAGCAAGAACTGCATCAGGAATATGACCCTTCAATTTTTCAATGTTTAATGATCCACCACTTGGGATAACTACGTCTTCTTTTACCACTTGAGGTTGTTTTGGTTCTTCACCAAACAACTTAGACCAAGTAGCATCACCAACGATACCATCATCCTTAAGTCCGTTTGCCTTTTGCCAAGCTTTAACTGCTGCTTCAGTTTTAGGTCCGAATTTTCCGATTGCTTCTACACCTAATTTTTCTTGGAGTTTTTTTACGTCAGCTCCTTCTGATCCAACTTTTAATACCATAATTTTTGATTTTCCTATAAATAGTAAATTCTCAGACAAAGTAAAGATTTTATTATAAAAAAAACTTCAGTTAGTAATTTTTAAGATACTTATTAGAAAAAGAGAATTATGGGATACACAAGAGAACAGGTCGAGGCTGCCGTCAAAGCCAAAGGTTATGTTTACTTCGAAGACACAAACAACAAAGGGTTCGATGTAAACATTATAGGTATAAGAAACGCCGGTACTGGTCAAAAAGTAACGAACGCGTTTGATGACTTAATCACATTAAGTTACAAAGATGAAACAGGTGCGTGGAAATATCACGAATGGCCGGCAACCACAGATCCTGGAAAAAAAGGTGTGATGGAATATCACAACAAAGCTGGTGTTGCCAGACTTGTTGAAGGACAATACAGAGGTTCACACGGAATCGGTCTTCATCAAGGAAAATACGAAGCACTTAAACAAGCAAAGAACGTAAAAGTTTATCGTGACCCAAATCGTGATTTAACTTATGACGAAACAAAAATTGCTGAGGGTGTATTTGGTATTAACATTCACAAGGCTGGTGCTGACTCAACTTATGTAGAGAATTGGAGTGAAGGATGTCAAGTTTTTAAAAGATCTGCAGACTTTGAAGCGTTTATGAAAATCTGTAGAAAGGCTAGAGACACTCACGGAAACTCTTTTACTTACACATTGATTGAATCAACAGACATAAAATAAAAACTAAAACTTAAGAACTACGAAAATGAAACAACTAAAAGGTCTGTTATTAGGACTTTTATTCTTATTACCGTTTATCGGTAAAGCTCAAGTACCCGCAGCACCTTCAAACGGATTGTGGGGTATCATTGCATCCCAATATCAAGTTGGGACAACAGCACAAGGCACAACTGATGCGAAGATTACATTACAAAACACAACCCTTACAAAATTTGCAGGGGTTCAGTTTAGAGTATTCTACGATAATGTAGCGTTTACAAATGCAACCGTATCTCTTATCGGATCATCAACAAACTTAGACCTTCAGTTTATCACCAACACAACAAATGGTTTTATTACCATTACTTTGGTTTATACAGGTCCAAGTGCAACTTATACGATTCCAAATGGTGAGAGATTTCTAATTACCTTTACTCACGCACCAGCGGCAACATTTAATAACTTGGCGTCTATTTCCAACTTAACTTGGACAGGACCTCAGTCTTTTACACCGTATGCCGCTAAACAAGATGGTATGGATACCACATTAAGTGTTCATAACTATGGTGGTGTGTTTACTCCTGTGAACTTTGCTTATCATGGAACGTTCACAAACGTTACAGGTTCTCCTGCCAAATATCTTAACTTAGCATTACAAAGAAGACCATTTGGTGGAAACACTTGGACACAACATTCTGCTTATGTTACTGACATCAACGGAGACTTCAACATCTCAGTTCCATTGGACACAACATATTGGGATGTAAGATTAGCAATTCAAGGAGATACAATGGGTGTAGGTAATATTATTTCATCAACAGACGCTCAACAAATCAATCAGTGGGTTCTTGGAAACGGAACTATGACTGGATTTGATTACTACACGGCAGATGTGAATGGTTCTAATAGTACAACTATATCCGATGTATGGGGTGTGTTTGGTAGAATCTCAGGAAGATTTAACGTATGGCCTAACAACACAAAAGATGTTAAGTTCTTTACTGTATCTGAATATACAACAATCAACGGATCCGCAACTAACTATACATCAACAATTGCGGGTGTAACAAACTTTACATTTGATATCTTACCGGGTCAACCTGACTCTGTGGTTTATTATGTGATGGTTCCTGGTGATGCTAACGGTACAGGTTACAACATGGCTCGTGTTACTCCGATTGAAGTATTGGTTGGACCAATGCCAGGTTTAGAGTCACAAATCTATAATGTAATCGATACTAAAGTTGAGTATGATTTTCCAACATCAACAATCGAAGTAAATGTACCTAACATTTCTGTAGAAGCTGGAAATTTAGTTGAGTTACCCGTTAAAGTTTTTACAAATGGGAATGAGTTATCATCACTTCAGTTTGGTTTGAAATACAATACAGACCTATTGGAATTCAAAGGGGTTAACTCAACATCAAATGCCATGCAATGGATCACATATATAAATCCAAATGATGGTCAAGTTGATTGGGGTGGATTTGATCCTACAAATAATGAACAACCATTAGTAGATGGTGATGAGGTTGTGACTTTACAATTTATTGCAAAACAACCACAGAATCTATGGGAAGAAAGTCCTCTTTATACTTCTTTGAAGTTTGCAGGAACAACTCAATCTGAAGATTTAACAATCACACCAACAAATGGAATCCTTCAAGTATTAAAAAGTAATATGGGTGAGGTAATCGGTAATACAATTTCTGTAGTTCCTAATCCTGTTATTGATGAAGTAACAATTTCATTTGAAGTAAAAGAAACAACAAACGCAAATCTATCAATTACAGATGTTGTTGGAAGAAAGTTAATTACAATATTGGATGGTCAATTACCAAACGGAGAGTATAACTATGTTGAGAACTTAGGTAGTTTAGAAAGAGGTCTTTACTTAGTTACATTAACTATGGAAAACGGAGAAACTAAAGTTTCAAAAATTGTAAAACAATAAACACAAAATAAACAAAAACAAAAATGTCAGAAGAAACACAAGACACAAATGATGGAACATGGTCAGGATTAAAGAAGACCATCATCGGAACACTAACAACAGTAATTGCTGGTGGTGGAACATGGTTAGGTGTAATGTTATATGGTGGCGGTGAAGAAGAACCAAAAGAAGAAACAAAAACGGAACAGACTGGAGGTCAAGCACCAATCACAATAAACGTACAACAAAATCAAGAAAATAAACAAAAAACTGAGAACAATAATGGTGGTGGTGTAATTCGTGAAAGAATTATCGAAAAACCTGCGGCTCAACAACCAGCTCAAACTCAACCTAAAAAAGAGGAAGAGTCTTGGTAATAAATAATAAAAATTAAAATTATGGAAAAGAAAGTAAAAAAGAAATCATTCTTAGTAAGAATGTTTATGGATCACAACGACATAAATGAAAAATCAATCGTAGGTTTCGGATCATTTTTAATGATGGTTGTTTGTCTTGGTGTAGATATCTACACAGGATTTCACGGACAAAAAATGCCAATCAATCAATTCATCTATGATGGTTTCTTGTGGATCACTTTAGGTTCATTTGGAATCGCTTCTGTCGACAAATACTTTGCCGGTAAAAACAAAGATAACAACGAAGAAGAAGTAGAAGGATAATGAAAAATCTACTTTACATATTACCATTCTTTTTGATTGGATGTAAAACAGTACAAGCCCAACCCCCTCAAAACGGAGGGGGTATTGGCTCTGTTAAGACAGAACAATATGTTGCCGATTTTGAAAAGAAACAATCAATAGACTCGGTTGCTGACTACGATGGATCAATTCAAGTTCCAATCCAATTATTAAAGATTGGTATTAACGAAGAACTTTACGAATTATATCCTGAGTTAAAAGATAAAAGAGTAGGTCTTGGTGTAACAAATATTGTAATTGAATATTTGGAATACACCAACAGATTTATTTTCACTGAAGAAAAGGAAGAGATCAAACAAAGAATGATTGCTCAAGACAAGGCATCAGACAAGGGAGTATCTTCAAACAAAATCGAAGTGAAAGGTAATGTTGTATTAGCTAAGTACTTTGTTTATATTGAGGTATATGATTTTTCAGTATCAGAAGACGAAGTTGTAAAAGTTAATGGACAACAAACTGTAAATCAAACTACAAGATTAGGTCTTCAGATCAAATTTGTAGATGCTGAAACAAGTCAAGTGATTGTAGGATCAGGACTTGGAGAAGCGGTAACAATTAAAACAACATCAATTTTAGGTGATATCTCAGATGATGTTAAATTCAATCAATCAACTGTAGGTATATCTACAAAAAAAGCTTTAGAGACAGCTTCATCAAGAGTTGTAACTAGACTTATATCAAAAGGTGTATTTCCGAAGTGAGAATAAACATTTTCATATCTTTGTTGTTTGTCTTATTTAGTTTCTTCAATCTAAAAGCACAGACTTATAACTATTCATACACCGATCCTTGTACAGGAAATGTAAAAAATATCATAGTCCCCATCAATGGTTCAGTCACGGTGGGGTATTATGGTTTTGTCGAGAACTTTACTCAACAACAATTTACCGATGGAACTTTTGAAACTTGGGCTAACCAAGTTTTTTCACAATATCAAGGATCACCATGTGCCGAAATAGTTGGACTTGGTGGTCAAATAAACATGGCTCAAGATGTGGCATTAAACACGATAGGTATCATCAACTCACTATCATCTTTAATGGACCTATCAAATGGGGCGACAGATTTTCTTAGCGGTAGTTTAGCCGCAGCATCTAATTCTTCTAACACTCAAAAAGGTAATAAGAAGAATGGGAATAGTTCCCAAAATGGAAGTGGAAATAATAATAACGGTACAACAACAAATACTAATAACTCCACAACCAATAACAATCAAAACCAAAATAATGGAACAAGTAACACTACTGAAGGAAGTCAAACCACTTCTGGAACAAATGAAACAAGTTCGAACAACGGAGGAAATGGAACCCCTAATACAAATGTTGGAACTCAAGGTACAACATCAACAGGAAGCTCTACAACTCAAAGTGGATCAAATGAAAATGGAAATTCACAGGCTGTGTCGCCTATAAACAATCAAAACACTAATACGAATGAAAACAATAGCAATACTACTGTCGGTAGCAATACTGGGGAGTCTAGTGGGAATGGGACTAGTGGGAATGGTGAAGGAAATAACCAAACGAACCAAGAAGTAACAAATAATGGTTCTACAACTAACCCTAACGGTAATGGTTCTAATAACGGTGGGAACTCTGGTGTGGGGAATAATAGTGGAAACCCACCAAACGGTGAGGAAACCACAACCCAAACAGAAGAACAAGGAGGAGGAACCAACATTACACAAGGGGCAACCAAAACAATAAATCAGAATAGGGAAGGTGGAAAACCCACAGTTATCGCATCAAGCGACTTTGTGGGTTTTAACTTTCAAAACTCTGAAGTTAGAACAGGATTAAAATTAACAGGAGGATATCATAACATGCGTTGGGATGGTGAAACTGCTCGTGGTGGTTTGGTTGATTATGTGTCAGCACAACAAGGACCAAACATAACAGGATATCATGCATGGATCAACAAAAAAAGTGTTGGACTTTTATCGGGAACTTTATCTGTAGGGTTTGAAGGTAGGGGATCAGTATACGGCACTTTAGCTGGAGGACAGATGTTTATGTTCCCAAAGATCCCAAGTCTTAAGGCTGTTTATATGGGAACAGTATCATACGGACAAGTTTATAAAACATCATTTTTAGGAACGGCTTTAATTGGTGGTGGAATGTATGACTTGAAGTTTGGTAAAAGAATAGATGTTAAACTTATGGCTTTATTTGTCTATTCACCATATGTAAGTTACTATAACGATTTGGTATTAAAATCACCATATGTGGTTCTACCAAGTTTAGGTACAAACATCGCAATTACAAAAAGATTTAAATTTAATATAAATGCAGGAGGGGCGTGGGCGATCAAGGTAAACACTTTAAATTATACAATAACATGTGGAACAAGATTATTAGTTGGACAATAGTATTATTTTCTGTTTTTTCATTAAATGCACAGACTTTTACTTATTCAGGTTACATAAGAAACGCCGATGGTACAGGAGCCGTCAACGTACCGGTAAAGTTATATAAAAGAACAACACCTGTAATGAATGGGTTTACATCCCAAAACAATTACAACGGACATTCATACTACAGATCTACAGGATCTATGTTTTGGAGTGATGCAAGACAAGCTTGTTTGAATATGGGAGGCCACTTGGTTACTGTAACAACCGCAGCAGAAAATTCTTTTATATTTGGTTTATGGCCTTCAGGTTGGATTGGATTAACTGATGAAGTAATAGAAGGTCAATGGAGATGGGTTACAAATGAAACTTATTCATACACCTCATGGAATCCCGGTGAACCAAATAACGCTGGTAACGAAGATTACGTCCAATTCGTAGGGGGAGGTAAATGGAATGACTTACCAAATGCAATTTCACTACCATATGTGTTAGAATTTGAATACATAGTTACATACACACCATGGGTGTTACACCAAACAGTATATACAAACGCAACAGGATATTATAGTTTTTCTCAACCAACAAACCCATCAGTTGAATGGTACATTCAGTTTGATGCGACAACACCTGTAACAACATTACAATTGACAGACATGATTGAGGTTTCAAAGTTAGTTTTGGGTATTACACCAATTAAAAGTATTCATTACCATAGATATGATGTTAACTACGATGGTAGAATAAATGTTGCTGATGAGAACTATATTAACCTTAGAAGATTTGGTTTTTTAAATGGTTGGGTAAACACAAACCCCGCAAGATTCTTTACTACCGCACAATATACAACATTAACAACAAATACATCAGATATGAGAATAGCAATTCCTGGTGTGTCATCTATGACAATAAACTCACCTGTAAGTGGGGGATCACAAAACTATTATCTGATTGCTCCAGGGTATAAATCAACAGTTAATTACTAATGAAAAATATAATCTTACTACTTGGTATGTTACTACTTGGTAACCTCGCAATGGCTCAACAATGTGTTTATGTTGATTCAGTTTACAACACAGCTAAATTAAAAGAGATGGGAAACAGAGACATTCGTTTTGGTATAAGACAAATAGTTGAAGACGAACTATCTGAGAAGTTCTGTTTATCTGAAGATGGAAAGGATATTGATGTTGAGGTGTATTACTTTGGATTACCGAAGACGACAATTAGAATTGTTGGTGTTGAGAAAACAGAATCAGTTACACAGGTTGGTATAAGACTATATTACGATGGTAAATGTTATGAAGGTATTGGGGAATCTGAAACTGAGATCAGAGCAATAATGATTGAAGTAAAAGAGGGGATGTTACCTTTTGAAAAAATGACTGTATCATCAGCACTTAAAAAGGCTATACACGAAGCTGTTATCAAAATATGAGAATATGGCAACTTTTGATATTGTTAATGTTTTGGTCATCATCTTTCTCGCAAATCCGTATTGCAGATGTTGGAGATGGTTGGAAAAATAAAGTAGAACAAGCTTTAGACACCATAAAAAAATATGATGTTCAGAAGTATTATTTGATTATGGAAAACTGCTCTGATGTTGCATATTGGAACGGAGGATTTTCAACGACAGAAGGAGATAGTACAATTACTATTTCAACAAGAGAAATGAAAGATGGAAACATCTATAACATTTCTGCAATACTTGTTCACGAATCTTTACATTTATTCTTCAAAAGAAGCAACTTCAACCTGAAACCGAATCTTGAAGAAGTGGTATGTTATCAACACGAGTTGGAGTTTTTAGAGAAAATACCGTGTGTTGATAATTGGTTAATAGAAAATGCCAAAAACAAAATCAAATTTTATTCAAAACCATAGTTGATTTCACAATACAAATCATTTATTTTTTAGGTATGAAAAAACTTAAAATAGATCCAAACAAAATTATTAGAGTAAAACCAAGAATGATCAAAGAAGGTCCTGATGTTGCTCCATTATTTACAATTATACTTGGATTTTTACTTGGTATCGTTTTTATGTCTTTAGTGTCCTGTGAAGAACAAAAATCACAAAAAGAAATTCCAACAGAAATTACAAATGTAACTGAATACACTTACCAAGAGTGTGAATACATCAAGGTAGGAATTGGCACTCGTGCTTGGGGAACACATAAAGGAAATTGTAAAAACCCAATCCACAAAAAATGACAGATCAAGAAATACTTAAGTTCGGAGAGATTCAATATCTTAAAGGAAGATTGGATGAATTATACAAAGCGATCCCAACTGTAACTAATATGGAACGAAGACGAAAACTTGACCAACGGATTGAAAAATATATTACTAAGTTAAAGAAAGTTGATGAGGTTGCATATAAACTATATGAAGTTGAGTTAAACGCAACACACAGAGTTAAAGTCAAAGGAAAATTAGAAACAGAAAATTTACTAAAAGAAATTTTGGCAACTGAAAGTATAACAGATGAATATCTAATTAAAAAAATTAAAGACAAAATTGAAACTTTATAATGTCAAACAAACCTGATAATGTTTCCGACAACCCTGGTTTACTTCCTTATGGTAGTAATGTTGGAGCACCTGCAATTCAAGTTTTAAATATAGAACATTGGAAAGAACCAAGAGTTTTGAATGTTAACAAACAATTTGAAGATAGGTTCGAACAATTAAAAAAAGAATATCAAAAACTTATTGACGAATATAAATGGAATGACTTGGTCTATAAATCAAAATTTAGTTTTGAACCAGTAATCGGAAAAATTTATCACCTATATTATGCGAATGATGGAAAAATATTTCTATCTTTGATATCTCCAAACGAGTGGAAGAGAGAACATATAGGAAGTTTTAAATATAATCACGATAACAAATGGGAAAAAATAGAAGACTAAAAATGGTTTACGAAGATGACTTTCAGTACATTTCAAAAATTGTAAGTTCTTGTAAAACTTACGAACAAATGTTGACTACAAAAAAATTATTTGAAAACTTCAAACAGAAGTGGATCAGACAAATCCCGAAGATGGAGATGATAAACTATATGTATCGATTTCAATCGACATATGATATGAAAAGAACAAAATTATGTTTAAAAGATTAGAATTTTTCGTAAGTACTTTTAGAGGACTTGGATTAGGAATAACATTTAGTTACTATGATAATTGTTTTATTTGTGTTGGAACATTTTTATGTTTTAATACATATTTTGAATTGAATTTGGGAAAAATTCATTAAATTTGTACTATGATACTTACAATACTTTCTGATACACACAACAAACACAATCATGTCAAAGGTGACTTGAAAGGTGGTGATTTGTTATTACATGCTGGTGACATTTCCTCTATGGGTTATGAACACGAGATCGTACAATTTACTTCTTGGTTTAGTAGACTTGATGCGTACAAACACAAAGTATTCATTGCTGGTAACCACGATTGGGGTTTTCAAAATAATGTTGAGAAAGTTAAAGAGATAGTTGATTTTTATCCTACTATGACTTATCTACAAGACCAACTACATACCATTCAAGATGATAATGGGACTGAAGTTAAAATTTGGGGTAGTCCTTGGCAACCTGAGTTCTACAATTGGGCATTTAACTTACCACGAAATGGTGAAGAGTTAAAAGCTGTATGGGATATGATACCTGAAGATATTGATATCTTGATTACTCACGGTCCAGCTTGGGGATTCTTGGATGACGTTGAAGGTAATCGTAATGTTCACTTGGGTTGTGAATTACTTGCGGAGCGAATCAAACAAATCAAACCAAAGATTCACATCTGCGGACACATTCATACAGGTTATGGGCACTACTATGACGGACACACCCACTACTTCAATGCGTCTGTGTTGAATGAACGATACTTATATTCTCATTTACCTTGGCATATTGATTGGAACCCAATAACAAATGAAATACAATTTTTATGATGGAAAAAGCACATTTTATTGAGAACAGAGTTTTCAAAGATAAAAGAGGAACATTTAGTCCATTAGATCTCGCCAAGTTAGATAAGAATTGGGTGCAGAGTAATATCAGTGTAAACCCCCGTAAATACACACTTCGGGGGTTACACTTTCAAAAGAACGAATTTGCCCAAGGTAAACTAATTAAGGTCATCAAAGGATGGATACTAGATTTTGTTGTTGATTTGAGACCTGTTTCTGATGACTACAATAAAATTTTCTTTTTTGATATGAAAGAAGGGGATGAAGTTTATGTTCCGAGATACTTTGCACATGGTTTTATAACCATGGAGGAAGATTGTATTGTACAATATTTAGTTGATAATGATTATAGCCCTGAAAACGAAGGAATCAAGGTATGGACTGATTATCCTGAAATAATTAGAGAAGTAAGAAAATATCATGAATGGTTTGTTGAAGAGTTTGTTCAGATTGCAGATAAAGATTTAGTTGAAAAATAAAAACTTGGTGATATTTATAATAAAAATATATTATGAGTAAGTTTGATTTAAGTGAAAAATTGAAAGAAGAATTAAAAAGACGAAATCTTTGGGAACAAGAAGAAGATGAAGATGAAGATCAAGATGAAGAAACTTCTTCAAATCACAATGAAGATTTCTGTGACATGGTTTGTCAATTACTCCACTCACAAACACAAGTACATATATTTCATTTAGGTACTAAATCATATTCTGAACACAAAGCATTACAAGGTTATTATGAAGGAATCGATGCTCTTGTTGATGGTGTGATAGAGTCTTATCAAGGTAAATACGGTCTTTTGACTAATTACAAGTCATTCAAGAATCAATCTTATAAAAACAAAAACCAAGTATTAAAATACTTTACAGGTTTGTTAAATATGATTGAAGAAAAAAGAGACTGTTGTGATGATTCTTTTATACAGAATCAAATTGATACTATACAGGAGTTGGCTTACTCAACTATGTATAAGTTGAAATTCTTACAGTAATAATTTACCACCAAAGAAAACAAAGTTATTATCATTTAGATCATCTATTTCATTACCTACATTCCAATCGTATTTGATATCTTCCATACTGTAAGTTTCTCTAAAGTTCCTTTCTCTTAAGAAAGGTTGTTTGAGTACTAATGAATTATAATAACGCCCCTCAAAAGGAATGTCGTCATCCATATCACCAAGTTTATTTGTGGTATATACTTTATCGTAGAATTCATCGTAACCCATGATATCTGTTTCTACATTCCCACGACCATCGCAATTATTACAATCAAATTCTCCGTCGCCATCACAACTGTAACACATCTCATCACCTCTACCATCACATTCATTACAAATTTTATCACCAGTTCCATTACATTCACCACAAGCATCGCCTTCATCATCCTCACCTGTACCATCACAAGTAGAACAATCTTCTTTACCATCACCATCACATGACCTACAGATTACATTACCTTGACCATCACAATTATCACAAGCTTCTTTACCACTCCCATCACATGACGAACAGTCCTCCTCTAAATAACCAAATTCTTCATATACAAAAAACTGGTAACCTTTAAGATTTTCTAAAACATACTTTACTGATTTTGCAACATCACCTGTTATGTGATAGTAATAGATTGAAAAAAATAAGTACATTTCTTCAGATCCATTTAACTTGGAAAGATATAAACTTAAAAAATCGTCTTCATGGATTTCGTATTTAATATCTGCAACAGTATTAAAAATTTTAGGATTAGAAGAATCCTCCAAAGACTTATGTATTTGTTTTGTGAATTTTACGAGTAAAAGAATTTTATTTGGATCCATTATGAATTTCTTTTTTCAAATAAATAGTTTATTTTTAGTAATGATACAATAAAAAAATATCAATTAAACAATAGTATGGCACACCCGATATTACATGCGAAGAGTTCAGCCAAAAAGTTTGGTGGAAAGTGGGAAGATTACATTCACATTCATAACTGGTTAGATGAGACCAAAGGATGGTATGGACATTCTTTACATAGAGCATTTAGACATCACTCAGAGGGTATATTTGAACTTCAAGAGAAGTTTGGACCTGAGTTTAAAAATAGTGATAATAAAACTGTTTATACTAGGTATGTTGGAGAACAACATGTTAAAGAAGATTGTGATGGGTATATTCCTTCAGCATCAGAATGGATGAAAATATTAATGTCAGGTGAAAGACCAACATGGGCGACTCGAACAAAAAAGTTAGAGTTTGAAGATTAAAAGTATTTATTAGAAAATATCGTATGGAACTTACAGAAAAACAAATACAAGATTTAAAAAAGTATTCAAAGCTATTAAACTCCTTAAACATGGAGGATGGTGTGACTTGGTATTACCAATGCTACGATGGTGAATTTGAAAATTTGTATGGTCCTACGCATGGAGGTAGAAATGTTAGTGATGAATTATCATTTTTACCTGGATCAATTGAAGAATTCTTTGAAAACATTAGAGATAATTTTGATACAGGAAATTTTTACAACGACTATTATGACAATGAAAACGGTACTTTAACTTTTACAATTTTTGCTGAAAGAAATGAAATAGATGTAATGTATGATTATTATGAGATTAGCACCGAAGATAGTCAGATTGAGAAAAATTTTTCAGACTTTTCAGATATAAGACCGGGGTGGAGAGGAGATGATAGAGAAGCAAAAAAACTATCAGATCCTGCAATCGTTGAAGAATTGAAATCTGTTTATGGTGATTCTTGTAGATGTAGTTATGACGGGAGCGGAGATAGTGGATGGGTCCAAGATATGGTAGATTCTTCAAAGGGATCAAAAGGTTTAAATCAACAATTAGAATATATTTGTTACGACTTATTAGAATTATATTACGGAGGTTGGGAAATAAATGAAGGATCAAATGGATCTATCGATTTCAATTTCAAAGACCAAACTGTTGAATTGAATCACAACCAAAATGTAGAAGAAAACGTGGATGAACATTATATGACTTGGAAATTTTAATTATGGATAAACTAATTAGAGAAGATATTGAAAGAATAAAAAGTTTGATGATTGAGTCGGAAGGTAAGAATGAGTACAATTTTTGCGATAGGTTTTCAGGTAACAAACAAAAAATGTATGTTTGTAGTAAAATCGGATCATTAAAAGGACTTCTTTCTCGAAGTAACGGTCTTGATTTAAAAACGGTTATAGAAAAACAAATTTCAGATTTAGAAACTGAAATACCAAAAGATTTACAAAAAAAATTTATTGATTGTGCAATTTTTTTAGAATCCCTTGGAAAAATAACTGAGGATAAAAAAAATGATTTTATAAAAAATAACGTAATAAATAACAAATTGGTTTATTTGAATGGAGAATGGCAACCAATAAATAAGTTGAACACAAATTATTTTGATTTGGCAGAATTACTAACTGAACTAATCTATAAAAATAAAAACAATACTACATTCCAAGCAATTATCAAAGATCCTAAAACCACTTTAATGAGGATGAAATCAGAGTTAGAGAAAATGATTGAAGATTATTTTGACGATCCTATGATGTTATTCGATTACACCAAAAACATCCAACGAACAACTCAACAGGGTGAAAGTGCCGAAAGAAGAGTTAAAGAATACTTACAAAACAAAGGATTCAAAGTTGAATATGAAGGTGGAAATGGTGATTTAATTGATATGGTATTTGGAACCGATCTTATTATGTCTCATCCTGATTTTGGAGTTAAAACAATCCAAGTTAAGGCGAATGAAAAGGCTTATGATCAAGATTACAAATATGTTGATTGGGTGATAATTGCAAACCCTTTCACTATTTATGATAATAAAACTAAAGAAAAAATTCAATTATAATGAATTCAGGTCAAATATGGATCACAAGAAGGTTGGATGATATAATCGGAACTGTTGAAGAAGCTGCTGGAGACATTGATACAAGAGATTATCCAAATTTCCAATCTTGGATGATGGATGTATTTGATAGTGCATTAAACAGATTGCACGATGAAAGTTATCAATCAGAAAGTAATTACTTAGATAAATATAGTAGTGTTTTATCCGCCATGGAAGACATGTTTAAAGATCAATTGGAGGATTTTTATTTATCAGAAAAAGATAATGAAATAATGAATGAAAGTTCAGAAACACCTATTAGATTACTTAGAAGGCGAGTAGAGTTAGAAAAGATTGGTGACATAATAGAATACCAAACAGAAATACAAGATCCTTGTGATTTTGAGGATGAAGACGACTATGCCGACTTTTGTATTTTACAGGGAATTCATTTTTATTACTGTGATGAAGGATATTGTGATGAAGATGAAGAAACTGAAGATTATGAAGGACCATCAGAATCAATGATAGAAATAAGAGATGAGGTTGAAAATTATATGGAAGAGAAATTCCATGACTATTTAGTTGGTCTTTATAATGACAAAGATTGTTAATAATGAAAATACTAATATCAGAAAAACAGGCAGATAGAATATTCAACGACAAGATTGAATGTGAAAAGTGTGAACACTCTTGGAAGAAAGAAAAAAGTGATCCACAACCTTTTCTTTGTCACGATTGTGGTTGGGACCAAAAGAAAAAAAAGTACGATAAAGAAAACCTATTCAAGTTTTGGAAAAAGAAATTATCCAAAGAACCAATTGACGAAAAATGGTCTGAAAAGTATAAAAGGTCAATAAATTGTAATAACCCAAAAGGTTTTAGTCAGAAGGCCCATTGTCAAGGTAAGAAAAAAAGAGATTGATTTATGAAGATTGCCGTCTGTGTACATTTATATCATACCGATATGTGGGATGAGATTAAAAACTATTTAAATAATCTAGTTTTACCATATAAATTATATGTTAATTTACCTTACGAAACCGATGGAAACGGTCTTTTAGATTTTCAATGGGATACTTATGTGAATTACTATCAAGACCTGAAAAACGCAGGTAAAAACAATTACGAAAAGGCTTATAGTCATTTTATTAAATATGGATTTAAAGAGGGTAGATTTTATAGAAAAGATCATTTAGACGTTCACGAAAAAATAAAAAATTTTAAAAATGATAGTCAAATTTTTTTATCACCAAACCGAGGAGTTGATTGTGGTGGGTTTTTATATACATATAAAAAAATTGAGGGTGATACTGATTTAATACTTAAAATACACACAAAAAAAGGTTTAGGGTCTGAAACAGTTCCATCAATTGAATTGATGAAAAAAGGTAGTAATTACGCAGTTAATCACGGTAGGAATTGGTTTCATGGGTTAATGGGTGGGGTTTTATCTAATAGCACTCAGGTTAATAATATTATTAACAACTTCACACAAGATAAAACCACTGGAATGGTAGGTTTCAGAAGACACAACAATTTTGGATTAAACTATGATGAAACATTAAAAATATTATCCAAACTTAATCTAAAAAAAATACACGAAAATTCTGATTTTGTGGGGGGAACTATTTTTTGGGTAAGAAATGAAATTTTAAAAAAATATCTATCTAATGATGTTATTGATGAAATAATTGAGTCGATGCCATACGGGTATGTTAGAGAACCATCAATAAATCATGCAATGGAAAGAGTTTTTGGTATATTGGTTTATTTTGAAAATAAAAATATTAAAATTATTAAATGAAACATGTTATAGTAACAAGATGTAAATTTGGAAAAGATGAGGAATTCCAAAAATATTTTGAGGTTATGAAAAAAACTTACATACCATCAATAAATTCACAAACAGATAAAAATTTTTCAATCGCATTAATTGTCAATCCAAGACATTATGATTTGATTAGGAATGAAATCAACAAAGAAATTGAAATAGTTAAATTTTTTGATCAAAATGATGAGTACAAAGATTTAGAAGTTAGACAAAAAATAGATTTAATACCTTTTTCGGACACCAAGAAAGATTATAGAGACTTTGTAATAAAAAATAATATCACAATTCAAACAAGACACGATTGTGATGATGTTATGGTACCAAATTATATCGAACACATTCATAATCTTTATAATCAAAATAAAAACAACTTTGATGATTTTATTTTGAATTTTCACCCAACTAAATTAGTTGTTGAAACAGGTAAAGAATATACTCATGGTAGAGATTATAGTAAGGTATGCTCAATGTTTAGTACTTTAATACAGAAGAATGTTAAACACGGAATTATGGATTGTGTTCACGATCATTTAAGAGGATTCACAAGAAATATTATATATATTCCAAAAGGATATGTTAAATTAGGAATTCATGGTAATAATACTTTATCTAAATTAACCCCAAATGATAAGCCATTAAATTAATATGAAATTCACTTACGCATATATAACATACAAAAAGGATGTGTATGATCAATATTTAGGACCTTGTTTAAATAAAATTAAAGACAGGGTTGATATTATAACAAAATCAAATATTAAATCATCAAAATTTCACAACGAAGTTATTAATGAATCCCCAAACAGATATATTATATTCTCCCACGAAGATGTTACATTTTCGGATGACATTATAAATCAAATTGAAAAAACAATAGACCAAACTCCTAATTTTGGTGTTTTATGTGTTGTTGGAAAAAATGGTGATAATAAAAATGTTGGATCTTTAGCTTCTAATAGATATGATCTAAAATTTTGCGATCCTTGTTTTTTTGTTATCGATAAAGAAAATCCATTAAGATTTGATGAAATCACATTTGATGAATTTCATTTTGGTGTTGAGGATTATTGTATTGGAAGTCAAGAGCAACATAATAGAGGAACATATACTATATTAATTAATTGGGGTAAAGAAAACTTACCACTATCCTTCAAACACCATAGCTATACATGTAGGACGGTTAAGTATCAGTGGGGTAATTATGCGGAGTACAAAAGAAGATTAAAACAAAAATGGGGCCACTTGAGAAATATTAAAAATTTTTAATAATGATAAGTATCATAATCACGGCACATAACAACGATTTTTTTTTATATGAAACATTAGATTCTATAAATAAAAGTAACGTAAACTTAGATTATGAAATTTTATTGGGAGTTGATAACTGTCAAATTACAATGGACTCAATTAAAAATAACCTCAATAAAATATCTGAAAATGTAAAGATCTTTTTATTTCCTAAAGTTGGAACGTATGTTATTAGAAATAGTTTAGCAAAAATTTCTAAATTTGATGATCTGTTATTTGTTGACTCTGACGATATATTAACAGATGATACTTTAGCATTTGTTTATGAAAATTTAAAAAAGTATGATGTTGCTAAATATAAATTTGCAATGTTTGGGGGTAATTTTGATATTAATAAAGTTAACACATATAAAAAATACGAAACAAGTCCTGCAGGATCATTTGGTATTAAAAAAAATACTTTTTTGGAAATGGGTGGATTCGAGCCTTGGTCTTGTGCTGCGGACGGGGAGTTTCAATGGAGAGTTGAAATGACCAAAAAAAAGGTAATAACAAAAAATAACGTCGGTTTATATTATAGAAGACACGACTCAAATCTTACTGTTGATAGTAAAACAGGTATGAAATCACCCCTAAGATTATATTATCATTCACTTAAAAAAGAAAAAATTAAAAATAACAAATATGGTAATATAGAAAAAATAAATGTTTCTGAATATTTGGAAATAAATCAAAATAATATAAAAAATTACAAAATTATTTTTGAACATTTAAAGTTACCTAACCCATATAACTTTCAAGAAATGTTTGAAAAGGAAAAACTAAAAAGAAGTGATGCTTTAAATGGAGTTTTAAATTCTGATGTGGTGGAGGAACCACCAAAAAATGAATACAAGGATCTGTCTGTTAAGAGTACTATTGAACAAAAAAGATCTCAAATTGATTATGATAGAGTTAATTACGTCTTTCAAAATAATAACAACAAACTTACTTCAATGAGAGTTAACAAACCAACAATACCACAACAGACTAGAAACAACACAAGTTTTTTAAATAAATTAAATAAAAAAAGATAATGTCGTTATCTATTATAGTCCCAACATTTAATAATATTGAATTCTTAGATGAGTTATTTGATTCATTTGAGAAAAATAAAGTAAATTTTCCTCATGAATATTTGATTGGTGTTGATTATTGTGAAAAAACAAAACAATATATTGAAGAAAAAGAGTTTCCTAAAAATGTATTTTTTTTCTATTTTGTTGAAAATGTTGGACCTTATAAGATTAAAAATACCTTAGCTGAGGTTGCAAAATACGACAATTTATTTTTCTTTGATTCAGATGATTATATGACTGAAAGTTGTTTATCCGAGATTAACAAACTAATAGTTAAGTATGAATGTATTAAACCAAAATTTATAAACTTCAAAGATACCAAAGATGGTAGAGTTTATATTAACGATAGTGGTTTACATGGTGAGGGTGTCTTTGCAATCCGTAAAAACGTTTTTTTGGCCATGAATGGTTTTGAAGGTTGGAGATGTGCGGCAGACTCTGATTTTATGGGTAGATTGTACAAACTAAGAAGAAAAATTAATCTAACAAACCTAATTTTATTTCATAGAAGATTACATGAAAATAGTCTTACTATGTCCAAAGAAACTGGGTATGCTTCCGAAATAAGAGGAAAATACTTTTCAATATCTAAGAACAAAACTGATCATGGACCTTTACCAAAATTAGAAAAGGCTGATTATCAAATGTTAGATAATGAAACTAAAATATGGTCAGAACCTATATCAACATTAGAACAGAGAAAAATTGATTTACAAAGAGAACTTAAAGAAAAAAAACACAAACTTCTTGAATCAATTTTTAGTGATACACCAAAAGAAGTCCCACAAACAGAAATTAAAGTTGTTAATTATAATCAAGTAAATCAAACAACAAATCGCCAAACTCACTCAAACTTAAATAATGCGTTAAAAAAGGCAAAGTTAGAAAATATTAAAAGAAATTCGAGGCGTTAGAATTTTTTTCATTATATTTGTCTTATGGAACACAGATTTAAATCAGGAAACGTAATTAAGGACGATCACATTAAAAGAGTTAAAAAACTTTTAAATAATAAAGGAGTGTCTTTCGAATTTAATGTTTGGAGAGATAAAGTTGAATTCCAAATCACTAATATCAGAAAATATAAAAACTCATGGTCTTTTAACGATAAAAATAAATATTGTTATGAGGTTGATGTCAAAATGATTGGTAACGCACCTTTTCCTCGTTACTACATAAACTCTAATAAAAGAAGATTAAACTCTCGAGTTAGAGCTTGGTCTAACGAAAAAGCGTTATTAGAAGAACTACAATTCTTCGGGATAGAAAACATTTGTATCTCAAAGATTCAATATGTTTAGAGTTCTTTTATATTTATTAATATGAAAGTATCGATTACAGAAGATCAACTCAAAGTTGTACAATCAAAATTGCTTTATGAACAAATCCTTGACGATCTTGTTTTCAAACTATCTTTAATTACAGAAGATGGTAAGACTAAACCTGATATGGAATGGGATTTTGAACCTATCAAAAAAGAAATTGATTTATCCAAGTTATGGGTTAAAACGAAGGAAGATGCTATAAAATATATTGAAAAAGTTAAAGATAAAATTGAAAATCTTCCTTCTGACTTAAAAAACAGAATCGTAAAGTATATTGCTTATTCCTTATTAGGTTTGTTGAGTTTGAAACAAATTGAAAAGTACTTGGATCCTCCATTACAAAGTGCGGTAGAAACTGAAAAAGAATTCATCAAAAAGGTAATACCACCAAGAATAAAAAAATCATCAGAAGGTTTAATTAATCATTTAAAGTACGAAGAAGGATCCATTAGACATAAAGGACAACCAAATTTAGTTGCCTATGATCTTGGTGATGGTGCTTATACCATTGGTTATGGACATGCTATATTTCCTGATGAACAAGAAGGATTTGATTTTTTACCAAGATACTCAAAAATAATTCCAGGTAGAACAAAAATTACAAAAGAAGATGCCGAAACATTATTGAAAGATGATATGAGAGAAGCTGAAAGTATCGTTAATCGAATTTTGGATCAATGGGAAGAAAAAGGAATTAAACCACCAATTACACAAGGAATGTATGACGCAATGGTTTCTATGTCATTCAATATGGGAAGAGGTATAAGAACTTCAGATTTCATCCAAGCAGTTAAACGAGGTGATTTTGATTTAGCGAGAAAACTAATATTAACAACAAGTGAAAACTTATTTGACGAATTTCCTGGTCTTAAATCAAGAAGAAAAAAAGAATCTGAAATGTTTATATGATTAATCAAGAAAAAATATTAAGACTATTCAAAAGATTTGCTGGAGATACAATTGATCTTCACGGGTTAAAATGTATTCCTGTTAGAGTTGGGGAAGAAATAATATCAAAAAGGCATAATAAACCTTACTATCCAATTGAATTCAAAATAAAAAATCCAAATGATGTTTCTTATTTCTATTCAATAGTGGACGATGATCTTTTAGATATTGTAACGGAGTTTGAAGAATATGTTGGCCTTAGATTAACTACTAAAGTATTATGGAATGAACAACCAAAATTTTATCTTAACGACAAAACAAAGGATCAAATTCAAAAAGTTTTTGACTCTGTAAGAGAAATCAAGTTCACTACAGGAACTCCATTTGTTGGATATAAAAGATGGGCAATTCAAATAGAATCTGTTGGGTTGAAAAACAAACATTTTGATGATGACTCATATTCTATTGATAATACCGTTGTTCCATTATCTGCAACAAAAAATGGTGAAAATGTTGATGTTAATGAAGCTATAAATGAATATATTGATGAATTCTTACCACAGGTAGAAACATACTACGAAACTGAACACTATTATCGAGGTGTTGATCAAGTGATTAGTCAATATCCACTTCTTAACGTTGATTATGTTGCAACTTATTACGACACCAAGTTTATCCGATAATAGATTTACTTCGTTTTTTACGATGGAAAGTAATAACAAATCGGTGAACTTCATTTTGAATCTCGGCTAACAAAAACCCAAAATCACTTCTTGGAATATCAAAACTTGACCCATCAATCTTGTGGATTGTAGATGATCTGTGTTTGTCATCTTTTGAAATGGAAATCAAGTCAACTCGATTCAATAAACCAAGATCCTCAAATACTTTCTTTGCAACACCCAACTGACCTTTACCACCATCAATAATGACAAGTGAAGGTAACTCTTGTTTCTCATTTAAAAGTCTCTTGAATCGACGATTTAACACCTCATCAAAGGACGCATAGTCATCAGGTCCCTCAACAGTTTTGATGTTGAACTTACGATAGTTTGACTTATCAGTTTTACCATTCTTGTAACGAACAAGAGCAGACACCTGACAATCACCTGCAGTATGAGAGTTGTCAAAAGCTTCGATAAGAGTTGGGACATTCAATAAACCAAATTGTTCTTTGAATGATCTTGCAACATCACTATACTTTCGAACACGAAATGACTCAAGTTTTTTCTCCAATAAATCAACGGCATCCATTTTGTTTTTGAAGTTCTGAGCGATCTCGAACTCCATCTGATCAGAGTGATACTTCATGTACTTCTTCAAACGATTTCGAACTTTTTCGAACTGAAATGAAAATACATCTTTCATCTCACTTACAATCTTCAAGTAAGAAAACTTTTGAATAGAAGAAACACAAGGGGCATTACAACGACCAAGATGAAACTCCAAACAAGTCTTGAACTTTTCGTTTTGGATATTCTCTTCAGTCAAGTTGTAAGAACAAGACCTAAGATTGAAAATGTCATGAACCATCTCGTAGATCTCATAACAAGAATTGGAACTTGTAGATTCCAAAAGAACTTCACCAGTAAAGTTAGAAGGATTACAAACCAAAAGTCTTGGGAACTCATCTTCACTCAAAGTAATAAACCAACGACGAGAACGATCATCTTTTGCTTTGATGTTGTATTTTGGTTTGTGTGATTTGATAAGTTCATCCTCCAATAACAAAGCCTGACTCTCATCATTAGTAGTCATGAACTCAACATCAGTGATCTCATTTACCAAAGACAAAGTCTTCTGATCTTTGTGGTTTTTTTGAAAGTAAGACTTCACTCGTTTTGGGAGATACTTTGACTTACCAACATAGATGATCTGACCTTTCTTGTTTTTGAAAAGGTAGCAACCGCTAGATTGTGGTATGTTTGAAAGTTTCTCTGTAATCACAATACAAATATACGAAATTTTTTATATTAACTACATGTTAAGATGATTAACTTTGGGTTAAGAATAAATAAAATTGGTGATTTAAGTTATAAGACTAACTATCTATTGGTAAATAAAATTAAACAAAAAAACTATGAAACAAATTTACCTAACAATACTGTCTGTTTTAATGACGGTAATGACTTATTCACAAAGTCAATTTTGGACGGCAACTGATTATAAAGGGGCTTTTCCTGTGACGGATAACTCACCTGCAACTGATTGGACTTATGGGTGGTCTAATTGGGATCCACAAAATACTCAATACCCATCAACACAAATGGTTATAAATTCTGACGTGACAACAAACGCAACTTGGTCAGGAGTTATCAAATTACAAAACAAAGTTTATGTTAGAAACGGAGCAACTTTAACAATACTACCAGGAACTATTATTAGAGGTGATTATAACACACAAGGAACTTTAATAGTAACTAAAGGTTCTAGACTTATTGCTGATGGTAATCAAATGAATCCTATTGTATTTACGTCAAATAATCCTGTAGGTAATAGAACCGAAGGTGATTGGGGTGGTGTTGTAATTTTAGGAAATGCAATCAATAACCAACCAGGTGGTGTTGCAAATATTGAAGGATTACCACCAAGTTCAAATACACAATACGGTGGGACAAACGATAACGACAATTCAGGTATAATAAGATATGTAAGAATTGAATTTGCTGGTATTCCACTTGAACCAAATAAAGAGATTAATGGTTTAACTTTTGGATCTGTTGGTAATCAAACTTTGGTTGACTACGTACAAGTAAGTTATGGTGGTGATGATTCTTTTGAATGGTTTGGAGGATCAGTTAATTGCAAACATTTAATTTCATACTCGACGGTGGATGACGACTTTGATACGGATTTTGGATACAGAGGTAAAGTTCAATTTGGTTTGGCGATTAGAAATGAAAATTTGTCAGACGCAGCGGGCGACTCAAATTGTTTCGAATCGGATAATGACGCACAGGGTAGTGGGTCTCAACCGTTGACTTCACCAGTATTTTCTAACTTCACAATAATTGGTGCCAAAGGCAACGGGACGGTTTCCCTTCCAATAGGTGAAAAATTTGAAAAAGCTTTCAGATTAAGAAGAAATACTGCAACTTCTGTTTTCAATAGTATTGTTACTGGATTTGAAAAAGGTGTATCGATTGAAGGAGTTCCTGTAGAAGATAATTTAGCAGGGGACACGATGCGTTTTCACAGTAACATTCTTTCTAATTTCAACACAGGAACTGTGTGTTACACAACAACACCAGGTTTCATGAACTCATATTTCTCGCAACATGATAATGACTCACTATCTACATTACTTGATGTAAATTGGGTTACACCATTTGCACCACTCGGATTGACTCCTGACTATAGATTAAACAGTGGTTCAGTTGCTGCTACAGGAGCTGATTTTTCTGACGAGGTATTCGGAGGAATCTCAACTGTGAATGAATTAACTAACAAGATTACTCTATATCCTAACCCAACTTCAAGTTTACTATATGTTGATGAGATTTCTGAATTAGAAGTTATTAATCAGAATGGACAATTGATAATCAAAAGTAAAACTGATAAATTAGATCTATCAAATCTTGTAGATGGAATTTATTATGTTAAAGTTAATAACTTATACATCAACAAAATAGTAATCAAGAAATGATATATCTTTGGCTTCTTGTTTTAGTTACAATGATTCCTACAATTATTAAGGACAGAAACGAATATATTGAATGGTCAAAAAAATAATACTAACCCCCACTCAAAAGGTGGGGTTTATTATTTTATAAAAAATGATTAAATTTTCTTATGGAACTTAAAGAATATCTCACAATAGTAATTCCTTGTAAAAACGAAAAGAGAATTATAGAAAAAACATTGGATCTTTTAAATTATCAATCAGACATTTTTAAAATAAAAGTTGTTGTTTGTGATTCATCTGATGATGGTATTACAAAACCATATCTTCTAGATAGATTGGAATATGAGTCAGGAAGAGACAGATTTGATCTTCATATTATGGATGGTGGACTTCCTGCAAGAGCAAGAAACAACGGATTTAAATTGGTAACAACACCTTATGTTTTATTTATAGATGCCGATGTTTTCTTATTGGACCCTAAGATAATCAAACGAGCTTTTCTTCGAATACATAAAAATAACCTTGATTTAGTAACCACTAAGTTCAGAAGTGATAACGGTAAATACAACTATATTTACCGTTTGTTCGATTTCCTACAGTTAGTGTCAAAATGGTCCACACCTTTTTGTTTAGGTGGTTTCATGATGGTTAGATCGGAAACATTTGAAAATTTAGGAGGGTTTGATGAAGAGATAAAAGTTGCAGAAGACTACCACTTCTCAAAACAAATAAAACCAAAGAAATTTGGTAGAATAAATAATGTAGTGTTTACTCCACCAAGAAGATTTGAGAACAAAGGATTGATCTACATGACCAAGTTATTTTTAGGATCATTCTTTAACCATAAAAACAAAAACTACTTTACTAAAGATCAAAACTACTGGAAATGAAAAAGTGGAAAACCGTAATAATGAGTGATCTTCATTTAGGGGCAAGACAATCACAAACAGATAAAATACTGAAGTTCTTAGAAGAAAATGAAATGGAAACTTTAATATTAAATGGGGACATCATCGATGGGTGGGCAATCAAAAGTAACGGTAAATGGACCAATGACTGTACCAAAATAATAAGAAAGATAATCAAACTATCTGAAGGTAAAACAAAAGTGGTATATATTCGAGGAAATCACGACGACTTTTTGAAAGACTTTATCCCATTTCAACTGAACAATATTGAAATTGTTAGAATGTATAATCATATTGGAGTTGATGGAAGAAGTTATTATTGTTTTCACGGTGATGTGTTAGATTTTGTTATTATGAAAGCAAGATGGTTGGCAGTTGTCGGTGGATGGTCTTATGATTTTGTTATTAAACTAAACACAATTTATAATAAAATTAGAAAGACTTTCAAATTGAAGTACCATTCATTAGCAAATGATATAAAACAATCTGTAAAGGGTGCAATTAACTTTGTTTCTGATTTTGAAACAGGAGCTAAAGGACTTACACGTGAGAAAGGATATGATGTTGCTGTATGTGGTCATATTCACCAACCAAAACTAGAAGTTGATTATATGAACTCAGGTGACTTTTGTGAGAACTCTACATGCCTTGTCGAAGATAAAAGAGGTAATTGGAAAATATTAGAGATATAGTTTTTTCTTAACATACATCAATCCGTTTTCAATTTACATGTTCAGACAAAAGAATTATCATTTGAAAAGAAAATAAACCAATAACAATATAAAAATGAAACAACTTGTAATTGACCCAACTCATTCTGACTTGGGATTTAAAATCAGACATTTGATGGTGTCAAACGTAAAAGGAACATTAACAAATTATTCAGGTGGTATGTCTTATACTACTGAAGATATGAGTGACGCTCAAATTCGTTTTGAGGCTGAAGTTAATTCAATCTCAACAGGAAATGGAGACAGAGATGCACACCTTAATGGAGAAGACTTCTTCAACACGGAGAGATTCCCTAGAATGTATTTCGAATCAACTTACTTGAATCTTACTGACGGTAAAATGAAAGGTGAAATGACTATCAAAGACACAACTAAAACTATTGATTTAACTGTTGAGTATAATGGTAAATCAGTTGATCCATGGGGTAACACAAAACACGGATTTGAGATCTCAGGAACTATTAACCGTTCAGACTTTGATCTTACTTGGAATGCGGCGCTTGAAACAGGTGGTGTATTGTTGAGTGATGAGGTTAAACTGAATTTGGATGTTCAGATGATGGAATTGGTTGGTGAATTAGAACCACAAACTGAAACAGCAGAATAAAATAATTCTTACACAACGTTAAATAATAGAATCCCCACTCAAAAGGTGGGGATTTTTCTATTACTAAAGTATTTATATGTAATGAAAAATCTTGTTAGATCAATCCTTAATGAAGTTTACCAACAACAAAACAAACCTGACTTAATTAAAGAATGTACAATTGCTGCGGTAAGATTGGATGACACCGTAGTTTTAGCAAAAAACAGAGATAGAGGTTACAAGGCTAGAGTTGAGATTATTCATGAGATTGTAAACGATGTTGAAATGGTTTATTGGAGAGATATTGATACAGATTGGAGTGAAGGAATGAATGAATTTGGTATTGGTATTGTAAATTCTAGTTTGATGGTTGCTCAAGATGAGAAAGAAGGTAAAGGGGTTGAAAAAGAAAGAAAAGTTGATGATAAAACTAAAGATAAGACCGAAAAGAAAAGATTCGCCGCGGATGGTGGTAAAATAAGAAAAGCTTTAACTTATAAAACTTTACCTAAAGTAATTAAATCTATCATTTCTTACAGAGGTGAAGATAAAAAAGATGTGGGACTTAAAGGAGAAACAATAGTTTCAAATAATGAAAATATTTATATAGTTGAAATGACCGCTAAACATTCTCCTATAATTAAAAAATTAAAATCTGATTATAAAATTGTTGTAAGAACAAACCATGGAATTTATCAAAAGAGTGCTGGGTATACTCGTGGTAGAAAAAGAAAATCTTCTGTAACCAGAATGGAATTGGCAAAAAAACATTTAGAAAGTGTAAAAAAAGACATAGATGTTATTGACGCAATGAAAAAGAAATACAAGAAAGATCCATTTTTGAATCCATATAGAACAAAAAACATGTATCATATGCAAACAACAGGTCAAATAATGATGAATCTTGACAAAAAACTTGTTGTTGTTAGAATGGATAATGATATGGGAGAGTTTGTGGGTATTCAAACAAAACTACCAAAAGATTACAAAGCAAAAATTAAAATAAGAGTAGAAGGTGAAAAAACTCACGATAAAGGAAAAAAATTACCAACGTAGTGAAAAATTTAATTAAAAGAATACTAAAGGAAGAAACAAAATCACTTTTAACTGAAGGTGGTATTCGTGACATTAAGAATCTTGCTAAAAGATATAAAATGGCTAAAATCTACTTTCACCTTGATTTAGATGGTGTTACAACTGCTTTAGCGATGAAACATTATTTAGAAAGAAATGGTATCAAGGTTGTAGACGCCGAACCAATCCAATATGGAGCAAAAGAATTTGCCGTTAAAAAACCTGATGGTGAAGGTGAGATTATGCCAGTTCTTGTGGATTTTGCACACGGTAAACCAATGTTTGTTATTCATACTGACCACCACGATACTCAAGCTGGTGTTGAAGGTGATACATCAACAAATTTTAAGTCTGCAAGATCTAACGTTGAAACAATCTCACAAAATGTATCTCCATCTGAAATATTTCCACCTGAAGACGTTGAAACAATTTCAATTATTGACTCTGCAGACTTCGCAAGACACGACATTAAACCAAGAGATGTTATCAATTACCTTTTCCAAATTGATAGAACAAAAGGGTTCAAAGAAAATAAAAGAAAAATGGGATTTGTTGCTAACAAACTATTATTAGCTTTTAAAAACAAACCTAATTTTTTGAGTGATATTGTATTAAACGCTCAACCATCATTACTTAGTATTTTGATGAATATTAAAGATCAAATTGAGAAAAAAGGTTATGCGACTTTAGATAAGTTAGAGCAAAATAAAGAAGCTTACATTGAATCAAGAAAGAAAGAAGGTGCTGTTGAATATTCTGATGGAGTTATTAGTCAATATGGTTTTGGTTCTACGATGAAACCAGGATCTTATGATCGTTATACACCATTTGAAAATTATCCTGAAGCTGATTTCTTAGTAACAGGAATGCATTTAGGAATGGTTCAAGCATCTTGTAACCCATACAAAAAAGATAGAGCACTTAAAGGTGTTAACTTAGGTGAAGTTAAGGATGAGGTTTTAGATAAAATGTCATCAGAATTAGAAAGTATCAAAGTGACTTTTGGTGATCTTAAAAGAGTTGGTGAACAAGAGGCTGAGTTTGGATCTGTTGGATTCACATTAAAAGATTTCATGGCAATTTATGGTAATGCCCCTTCATATAAAGTTGATGGTGGTAAAAGTACTTTAGATATTATTGGAAACATTTCTCAAAACTTATACAGAAAACTAAGTGATAAACAAAGAGATATGTTAGATAAAATAACTGTTAATGGTTTAGATGTAATCAAAGCAAACTCAGGTGGTCACAAATGTATTACTAATATCTCAGGAATAAGTTTCTTGTTGAGAGATAGAAAAATGAGAACTAATACTGATGTTGAATCAATTCCTGCTGAATTACAACCGATCGCAACTTACGAGGGAGGTAATGACTTTGTTAAAGACATTAAAGGTAAGTTATTAAGATTTGGTAGTATCTCTGACAAACAAAAAGACGCGGCTCTTAGACAAATTAATAAAGAAGGTTCTTGGTCTACAGGTGAAGTTGAAAGACCTAAGAAAACATTTGTTGATTTAGTTAAAGAAATACAAACAGAGTTCGTATCAATCTTAAAAAATAAGATAAAAGCATCAGGAGATGAAAGATCCGAACCTGATTTAGGAATAGAACTTGAAGAACAAGTTAGACGAATTACCAAAAAACAACTATCGTCAAGAATCTAATTCTAACCCATACTCTTTAGGACCATCTCCAAAGTGTAGATGGAATCTTTATCTTGCTTGGTCTTAACTTGTTTCGACTTCAAATACTCCAAACTTTGTAGTACCTCTTCCTTCTTTGATTTAGGGTTTGAGGTAGGATTATTAACCTGAGATTTTTTAACCACAGGAAATGATTTTTTTTGAGTGCCAACCTCATCACCCATAAATTCTCTAACAATCTCTAAAGACTTGTCAGGGTTCCAAGTGAACATATTTACTAAGATGTATGCGAATATCTTTTTCATACTACAAAGATAATGAAAATAATCGATATTTATAAAAGTATGAAAGATCTAATAAGAAACATATTGAAAGAAAAAACATCAAGAAAGTCTAAGGAATCGATCTATGAATCAGAATTGGATGAAGTAGGTAGACCAAGAATATATTCTGATGAAGAGGTTTTAGAACGTGCTTGTAAATATAAAAACGCAAGAGACTTTTCAAAAAACGATGATAAATATTATGCAGCGGCTCTCAGACGTAGAATGATGTTGAAAATACGTGGGACTTGTGGTTACAAGTCACTTGGTAATTTGTATAGTAGAATGTTATACATGTATATTTGGGAAAAAAATATCAATGCTGTTTATTTTGGTTTGACGTGTGATGAGGACAGAAGATACAATGAACATACAAAAGAAGAAAAAGAAATATTAGATGAGATGGATGTTGCACCTAATTGTAAAATTGGAAATAAATCTGGAGTTCAAAACTTCATTAAACAACACGGTAATTTTGATAGGTACTTTAATATTTCAAACGGTTATATTGATGCAGAAACAGCTGCTTTTGGTGAAATGTGTTTAATAGATCACTTCAAGACTGATGCAGAATGGGCCGGTAAAATTATTGTAGTCAACAGAACAAAAGGAGGTGAATTAGGTGGTAGATGTTTTGCAAGTGCTAGAAGAATGGTACAAGATGTTAACAAAATATTAGAAAAACAATATAATACACCTGAAGAATTAGAAAAAGGTGACCCTAAAATGTTTGCTTATTGGGCTAAAAATGCAAACACTCAGAGAGCATTGAATCAAGGTTTGAATAAAAGATTTTTCCCTGACGCACCATATTCAAAAGACGAAATATTATCTATCGCTATTAATTATTATGACGAAAATAAATTCAAAGAAGAAAACGAAAGGGCTTACAAAAGTGCAAAAAGAAATAAAATGTTAGATATTCTTTTTCCACCTGGGTTTGTTTATGTAAATTTAGATAATGATAAAACATATAATAATTTGAAAGAAGTTAGTGACGATTTGAATGTTGATTTTTTCGATTTATTTAATGATATGAAAAGAGGTCAAGGTGAGTTAGACTATAACATAGTTTTAAAACCAAAAAATGAAATTAACGAAAATATATTAAAAAAGATCATAAAAGAAGAAACGGAAGAAATTGACCAAAAGGTTATGAATTTCTTAGTAAGAAGACACAAAGTTAATGAAGTTAATATCGATGACCGAATTAAATTTAAAGAAGTGTATTTCAAAGTAGACGATGACTATTATTTAGGTATATCAATGTTTGACAATAAAAAAAAACAAATAAGATTGATTATAGATATGTTGGAAAATAACAATGTTATTGAACCAATTGATAACTTCTCAAACGAAAATGATCCATACAGACAAAAAATTGTTAGAACCATTAAAAAGTTTTTATCTGAAATAATGTAATGAAAGAATTAATTAGACATATATTAAAGGAAGAAACGGAAGGTTCAGATACAAATACGAAAGGAATTGATCTTGCAATTAAGTTACTTAAAAAATCATATCCTTACATTATTGGTTGGGAACTTAATGATCAGCGTCCATTCACAATATACCTTAATATTATCTGTGATATTAAAAAACTAAAAGAGTTTTATAATAGTGATTTAAAGACTTATTATTTAAGACACGAAGATGATTTATATAAAGATATTTTAGCATACGCACCTTCAGTTTTGAAAATAAGTGAAACTATGGATCCAGATGAAAAGTACAAAGAGTATAATGAAATGAAACAGGAATTAAACGACATATACCAAATGCTTCCTGATAACTTAATTCAAAAAGATAGATATAACGATCCCAAAGAATTAGATCCTGATAAATTTATGTATAGATGAAGAAGTTGATAAGACATATATTAAAAGAAGACGAGGAAAACAATCTTGAAAAAAGATTTAAAAACTCAATGCAAAAACTTCAATATATCTTTGAAAGTCAAGTTTCATCTCATATTGACTCTGTCGAAATAAGTGAAATTGAATTTGTCCCTAAATATACTGAAATCCAAGCAAAACTTACGGTTAAATCATATTATGAAGACCATGATTTTGGTTCACTTGCTAAACACATTGATAGATTAGAAGATGAAGTTTATAAAATTCAAGGAAAATACACATTCACAGAAAACGGTGGTTTGATTAAAAGAGGTCCCGACCATGATTGGATTATGAGTTGTATACCAATTAGTATGAAATGGCAAGCTGGTGGTGAAGAATCATTTCTGTTAATTTTAGAATTTTGGATAAGACAAGAGGAATACGATGCGTAATGAGAAATTTAATTAAATTGATATTAGAAGATGAGGTTAGTAGAAAATACGCTAAACCTACACCAAAGGTAGAACAACTTGTTTACAGATGGTTGAATAACTATTTTAATGGTGTACAAATGTATCATAAAAAACATTATGAATCAACACATAGTTTTGAATTTTGTAAAAACGGAAAACAAATATTGGATGTTACTTTATATTTTCATACTGATTACAGTGGAGATGAGGATAGAAGAAAAACTGAAGAAAGAAGTCTTGATAGAGGTATAATGGGAGTTCCAAAAAATGTATTTGATGATTTAACTACAGATCTTCCTATGAGAGTATCTTATTTAAAATACCTTTTTGAGGAATGGTTTGACGATACTTATTTAGGTGAAATCCAAAAAAAGATGGGTAGAAATGACATATATATTGATGAATTTGATGTATATAATAGTGACGGTGATATTTGTTTTCCACCGATAACAAAACCTGATGATGTAACTGAGGAGGAAATGATAGAACACATTCTCAAGGATGGAAAATATAAAATGAAGGATATATTGTGGTGGGAAGAGAGATTACCAGGATGGATTGAAGACACTTATTTAGGACAACTTAATGGTGCTGAATACAGAAGATTAAAAGGGCAATGAGAAAACTGATTAGACACATCTTAAAAGAAAGTAGACTCCAACAAGAGTTGAAACAAGTTATCGAAGATGGTAATATTTTTGATGCTGCAGACATGGTCGGAGGGTTAGAAAACCTAAAAAAAATATTCAAGAACTATCCTGAAATTTCTAAAATATTGGATGGATTAACAGGAGTTGTTGATTTCGAATATCACGATGCGTTTAAAGATCCTCGATTTTTTGTATTCCCAATTGAATATGAAATAATAGGTATTGAAAAAAACACATGGGGCACGCATTCTTGGCCTTTATTGAATCTTATTTATGATGACAGTAAATTAACTTCAGCGGAAAAAAAGAAACTAATAACTATCCTTGCCACAATTCAAAATGACAATACTGTAGGAAAGATAGAAACCAACTTACCTGAAATTAAAAGTTCTGGTTATTTTGATGTTAGACAAATAAATGGTAAAAATACCGATATACATGATGTAGAATTCCCTTTTTCAAAAGAAGATGTGAAAAGAATACACGACAAACTTTATGGTGAGTCTGAAAGTTTAAACGAAAGTGATAATCGTGAAATTGACAAAAATCTAAGGGCAATAAATGTATTGTTATCTTTAGTTAGTTGGGATGGACTTTGTGATATATGGGCAGAATACAATCCTGACGATAAAGAATATGACATACGGTCTAAGACTACTGTAAGACATTTTTATAGTGATGAAATACTTAAAGAATTAAGTTCTTTAGAAGATTCAATAAAATCTATGGGAATCAAAGTGTATATCTTTGCACCGTGGTTTGTGGATAATTGTGAGGGTGAGGTTAAGTTCATGAACGAGAGTTCAAACAGAAGTGAAAAAGACCAAACAAAGTTAATCAAAGGTATCATTGATTCTTCTGGTGTTTTTGATTATAAACATTTTTGTGGTGTTGATATAATACCACCTGAAGAAAGAACGGACCAATATAATTTCTTAAATAAGAATAATGTTCCATTTTTAATCAAAGTTTATTTTATTGGTGGACCAAATTCAAAAGTATGGCCAAGAACTCAAGCAGTACGAAATAAAGAATTGGATTTAATGGAAGAATTGCACGAATACATTAAATCGTTTGTCCCATTTAATATTGAAATGATGGCTTCACATGTTAATTCTTGTGATGGATATAAAAAGTTAATGAAAAGAAAATATACAACGGACGATCTTCAAGAATCAATAAGAAAAGTATTAAGGGAAGAAGATTATTCTCCTGCAGGAAAAGAAGTTATACCTAATAAAATTGTGATACACAAGTCCAACCCAATGTCCAGAGATAAAATAATGGAAAATGGTCTAAAAGTAAGGGCTGGAGAATGTTACAAAATATATGTAGGTTATGGAGTTAAATGTAAACCTGCAATATTTGCAACCAACTCAACAAACAAAAGATCTTGGTTTGATTCAACATATGATGACGACATTTGGTTTATTGACACAACAAAGATTCCAGATGTTAAATGGTTTAAAGATAGACATTTCGAGTCAAGGTCAAAACATATTGTAACATTTCAAGATATTCCAAAAGAGGCAATAACTCTAAAATATGAAGGAACAGGAAGTAGTGAAGATGTTTTAAATTCGTGGCCTGAAGATTCGCCTAATAGGTTACAAGAATCAATAAGAAGAATATTAAGGGAGAATTCATCAAAGAATGATTTGATGGAATCAGAAGACAAAAAACTTAAGTTAGTAAAAGAAATGATTTATAGTCTTTTTGATGAGGTTGAATTTATTGAAGTTAATACAAATTACGAAGGAAAACCACTTATCGAAGTCTATCATGATGTAGAGGATACCGCAGCAAACTACGATAATTGGTTTACTCATAGAATAATAGATGAAATTAAAGAAATGACAGGAGATAGTGTTGTTTTAGCTCCGTGGTGGGCTTTAGGTTGGGATTGGAAATATAAGAATCCAGACATTTTTATTAAGGTTCAAAAAATAGACTATGACGATGAAGGTAATGTTATAAACGAATCTGACGAATCTAAACAAGAAAGAAAGTTTAATAAATTGATTCAAAATGTGGAAGATTATTTAAACTCCAACGAATATCCAAGTGTTAAAAAATTTACTGTGTATTATGAAGACACACACGATGATGTTATTGTTAATATATTCTTTAATGTTGAAGACTCGATTAGATTGGGTGGAGGAATTAACTCTGTTATTAAAAGAGTTGGGAAACAAGTCATGGAAGATTTGGAAGTATTTCCTATGGACTTCAAATATTACATACATTTCGATAGAGATATAAATGAATCAGAATACAAACAACCAAAGTATTTGAATATTATTAAAGATCTTGTAGAACCATTCAAAGACGAGGTGGGTGTATGTGATATAAATGTTTCATATGACGATGATGATGATATGTATAGTGTTTATATTGTTATGAGTACGGAAGAAATGAATGATAAGTTTTCTTATGTGCCCATGATACAAAGCCACATTTCAAAATTGAGAATAAATGTTAGAACTACCATTAAAGATTATTTACCAATAGATAATTTGTATGTTGGGTCATACGGTAAACCAAATTGTAAATGGAATCCTATAAATGAATCCTCAATTAAAGAAAAATCTTTAGTTAAACTATTAGAGAAAGACGGACTATATGACTTTGTTGAAATGACAGGATTAGGATTCAATCAAGTTAGATCGTTGTTAAAACATACAGATAACCCTAAAGAAATATTAAAACAATATATCAGGCAATTTGTTATAGAAGATGACCCAAATAGTGGTGAAAATAGTGGAGTTCTTTTTGGTGTGAAAATACCACTTAGTAATACCAAGTATGTTAATGACATAATGGTTCAAGACAGCGACCAAATTGCTGTTGAGATAATTGAGTATCATATTGATGAATATGGTCATAGAGAAGACAAAGACCAATACCTAACAACTATAAACAATCTAACTAATGATGAGTTACTATCAATTCTTTCATGGATGATGGAAACAGTTGAGAGAGGTTATTGGTTTTAGTCAAATAATTTTCTTATCTTTGCCTTTATGGAAGGATATATCTATTTAGGTGAATACTATGACTTACTTGGACGTGAGTTAGACACCACAGACAAAAAGATCGGAAAAACAATTTCTCTCACTCAAAGAGAATACCAACTCAATCGTACAAAATCTCCAATAGGATATAAGATCATCTCTGCTTATATGGTAGACGATATGGATAAGGTGGAAAAACTCTTACACGCAATCCTTGACAGCCGAAGACTTGTTGGTGAATGGTTTAAAGATGAGGAAGACACACTTACAGGTGAGTTCATTAACTTTATGAATATCTATGGTGCAACACCAATGGATATGAATCAAATAAAAGAAGATCAAATCACATTGAGTGGTGATGACCGACTTATAAAGATCGCCAACTCATTTGGTAAAGATACGATGTTAATTAGAACATACAAAGGAATTGATTACGATGTTTTATTAGACACAAAAGGTATTCTACACTTCAACGGAGAGTTATTTGATACACCAAATAAATTTTACAATAGTGGCTTACTTAAATTCTTAACAGGTAAACGTGGAAATAGTGGGACCAATCAGGTAACACAATTTAAAATCAAAGAAACGGGGGAATCTTTAAAAGAGTTGTAATGAAAAAAGATTTATCAAAAGTGATAGAGAAATATGTGTATTCTCATCTATCTCACAGGGACGACATTTTAGTCCAAGTATTAAAAACACCAAAAAGGTATAATGTTCACATCATAGTGTACCTAAAACCAACCGACGGATTATGGGCAACAATCAACAAAGGTGTTGATAGACAAGATATAATGAAAGGTCTTAGAGACTATTTGAATTTGGATTGGGACAACTGTATGATTTTCTGTCAAACTAAAGATGCTTAGTATTATCAATATTCAGTAACTTTGTAAGTTTCATATATTTATTTATATGAATCTACAAGAACAAATATCTAGAATAAAAAATGTAATCCAATTTATTTCTGAGTCTAAGTATCTTACTCAACCTATGAAAATGGGTGTTGAAAATGATGAGGTTGAAACAGTACAAGAATTAATGAAGATTCCTGTTACAGGTGAGTTTGATCAAGAAACTGAAGATTGTGTAAAAGAATTCCAAACATTTACAGATATAAGAATAGATGGTATTGTTGGTCCTGAGACAAGAGGGAAGTTAAATGATTTATTAGATAACAAAATCAAAGGGTGGTTAGGATGTAAAAAAACACCATTAGAAAACAAAACACAAACAGTTGTAGGTTTAGACCCTAATGCTCCAAAAGGAACATCAGGAACACAAAATATATCCTCAGATAACATCGTAGGTTCTGATTGGAGATCTTGTAAGGCTTTTAGAGGTAAAGGTGGTTTAGCCAAATGGGGTGATAAAATCAAAATAGAAGCAAATACTTCAGGATTTTTAATTTCATATAATGGTCCATCATCAGGATTATCAATTGCTCATGCCATGAATGGTGGTGATACCATTCACCAATTATATAATGTTTTGATTTGTGAAATCAATCCATTTTTAGCTCAGGGTGGAATGAAACCAAACATAGATGGAATAACTTTCCAAACAGGAAAAAATGGTAAAGATTCTATGTTAAGTATATTGGTTCCTATCACTAAAGGTGATGGGGTTTGGCAGTTAGATCGTAGAGGTGGATGGAATCATGATCCAGGTGGTGGTAAAATGTCAAGAAAATGTACCAAATTAACTAAACAAGGTAAAGAATGTATTGGACCTGTAACTAAGGTTGTTAATGGACCTTTTGGTAAAATTACTGAATACTTTGTAACACATCAAGCATAAAGAAATGAATTTAAACGAACAAATATCAAGAATACATGAGTTGATGGGATCAAACAAAAGAACCCTTAATGAAGGTAGAATTTATATCACACCTGATGAAAAAGATAGACTCAATGACATTATAGGTAAAACAGCTTTAGTTGTTACAGGATCTGACATCGACCCAAATGATATGGAATATGTTGATGAAATAAATTATAAGTATGCTGATGGTAAAGATGCTGTTGTTACTTTTTATGTATCAAATGATGCACCAGGTCTTTATGGTTATTATCAAGCTCATGACTTAAAAACCCCTGACGATAACATTATTGTTATACAACAAAAACCATTCAAAAGAATGTTGACAGGTGTTGATAAAACATACAAGGATTTAACGGGTGACAGCGAAGCGGGAATAAACAGTTTAACTTCAACAATCAAACATGAATTTCTTCACGCTAAAGATCCAAATGTGAATGAATATAAAACTAAAATACCCTATAATACAAAAGATGAAAAATTATATTTTAGTAGTTGGTTTGAGTTTGAAGCAATGACGGGAGACTTCTTTGATAGTTTGGTTTCAAAGATAGAAAAAACAATTAATATCGATAGTCCTCAAGAAAAGAAAGATAAAGTAAAAGCCGTTTTAGACGACTTATTAGATTTTTATTCAGGAAAAGAAAAGAAACTTTCAAACGACACATACGACTTTATACAAGGAACTCAAAGTAGAAATATACTACAATCAATATTAAAATTTGTAGAAAGAACGGTAGATAAGATTATTGACTTAGGAATTTCTAATAACCTATTGGACAAACACAATTTCTACATTGATAAAATAAAAGAATATAATCCTGATGGATTTAAGGAATTCACCAAAGATCTTTATAAGATTATTGATGCGGTGAAAGATAGATATAAGTTATAAGTTGTAATGAATCTACGTGAACACATTAAAAAAGTATTGAAAGAAGAAACTCAGGTTCCTCCTCAAGTTCTAAGAAGAAAACATATGATTGATGAGATGTTCGAAGATATGAGAAGTAGATATAAAAGACTTTTTTGTGACTACAGAAATCCTAACATTTTATTAAGTGTTCTTTATGAAAGAACTTTATCGGATTTGTATCATGCTTGGTTCTATGAAACAGTATCAGATGATGATTGGGATGTCGCTAGTAAATATATTCAAAAATATCTGATAGATAAGTACGAAAAAGAAACAATTGATCTTTGGGAAACACGTTGTAAAAATAAAAGTTCACTTAGTGAAGAAGAACTTACAGAGAAATGTTGGAAAGGATATACTCAAAAAGGTATGAAAACTATGTTTGGTAAGAGATATCCTAATTGTGTTAAAAAGAAAAATAAATCATTAAAAGAATATTGGACACCAAAAGAAGAAGACTACTCCAATATAGAAAGTGCGATCAACAAAATCATACCAAAGAGGTTTTCTTGGTTTAAAGAAATAGAAATAAATAGTATTAGTTATTCTGAATTTTCCAACACACTAACAATTTACGGAGAATTAAAAGTAGATGAAGAGTGGGGAGCAAAGCAGTGGAGAGAATATTATGAACATAAACCTTTCCCTTCAAATAATGGATGGGAAGAAGAAGATCCTTTTAGACTGGGGGATATTACAGGAAAAGGAGAACTTGATGATTTAAACGACGAATTAGAACTTATACTATCTTCAGTTGGTGGTTACTCAATTATAGATACCATGAGATTAGGACAACTAAAGTTATATTTTGTATGATGAACCTACAAGAACAAATATCAAGAATGAAATCAATGATGGGACTCGAAGAGAGAGTTGACATCGATAGTGATTCTTATGTTACGATGAACATAAAGAACTTTCCTAAGTATAAAGAGGAATTGAGTAGTATTTTGAAACCTAAGTTAGAAAGTTCTAATGGGGATTTTGTTATGTTTAAAAATTCTGTTGTAAAAGGAAAAGATGAAAACGGAACTCCGATATTAGCGGACGACCTCAACATAGATAACAGATTTGTTAATTACATGGTTTCAATGGGATCTAAAAAATTTAATTCACTTTTATATGATATTTTTGCTGAACATTATGGTAAAGAAGATGATAATAATAATAAAATCCAAAGTGGTGTAGTTAGTTGTGACCCAACAAATTTTGAGATTTTAGGGCCAATAACAGCTAAAGACAAAGACTCTCTATTGAGTTATTGGATAAACGAACCGGGTGGTAAAGTTTTCAGAATCAAACTACCTGAAGAGTGTAACAATCAACTAACAGTTGAGGAAAGAAAAATTTATGTTACAGTTGAACCAAGGGAAAACAGAATACATTTCCCCAAAGGGGTTCCCGAAAGATTAAGAGGAAAAAAACTTGGGACACTAATATATCTAGCGATGATAAAAAAATTAGGTTACATTACAAGTAGTATGGGAAATTCACCTGAAATTAAAATGGTTTACCAAGATCTTCTTTCGAATGACAAATACGCTAATGATATAATGTCTTTATTGTTACAAAAACAGGTTCTTATTTTTGATAGAAATGGAAATGTCGATTTCAAAAAGATCTTTAATGAATTTGTTAGTAATAAATTTACAGACAAAAGTTCTGTTAGAATATCTCCAGCATTAAAGGAAATATTAGGTGTAGACTATACGAATTGGTACGATAGTTTGGACTCTTCTTCTGAAAAAACAATTGAGGACAAAATAGAAAAACACAAAGATTTGGAACCGAAAGGAGGAGACACAGTTGTGGATATAAAAACAAATAAAATATATTCTTTTAATGGAGAGTGGGAACAAGATGGGAGTAAAAAGATTTCTTTAATGAGTGATAAATATAAGTCACTATTACTACCAGCCGAAGAAAAGAAAAATTTTAAAGTTATACACAGAGCATTTAAGTAATATGAATCTACAAGAACAAATATCAAGAATGAAATCAATGATGGGTTTAATAATAGAAACCAAAGAAAATAGTTATGCTCCATGGGGAATCATTTTTGACGGTAAAAACAAAATATTAGTTGGTGATATGCACCAAACACCAATTGAATTATCGGAAAATTTAGAAAAAAAAGTCATTAGTGTCGCAAACAAATATGGTTATTATGGAGAAGGTATTGGATTAGAATACAATAAAGCCGTGACTGACTCCAAATTTTATAAAGACTTAGATCCAAAAATGTATAAAGGTAGTTGGGATGAAAAACTAATCAAATCAGGAGGTATTAAAGATAAAGACAAAAAAGTTTTTTTATATGCCTTATTTTCTAATGTGGACGAAAATCATAGATTGGAAAAGTTTATGAAACAGGCAAAAGAAGGAGAAACCATTTTTGATCTCCTTGTTAGAACAATTCCATCATGGTCTGCCGAAATGGGTCAATTTGATTTAAATAAAAAAGATCTTGAAAACTTTTTAACAGATATCAGCGAAGATGATGTAGATTTTATTAAACTATCAAAAAAAGAAGTAAATAAAGAAAATTTAGATGATTTTTTAACCAAAGGGGAAGATCTACAATGGCCAGAAAATTGGCAAGAATATCCCCACAAAGCGGGACAGGTTGCAAGAAAAGCAACAACACTGAGGGATAAATTTCTTATTAACACGGGACCAGGAGTTTATTTTGTGGGTGCGGGACACCTAAAAGACATTATCCAAATGAAAGAAGGGGAAGGATTAAAATTGATCGGTGGAGAAAAAATATGAACCTACAAGAACAAACATAAACAGATATTTATTATAAAATATTAAAAAATTATGGAAATAAATAGATTTAAACTTTTATTAGAATCAAAATTAGGAGAAGTAAAAACATTAATTTCTGAACAAGAAGAAATGAGTTATACTGTTAAAAATGATGCAACGTTTGAAAACGCAACAAGTGAGTTTAGAGATGAGTTAAAAATTTTCAAAGGAACTAAATTTGTAAAAAATGGTAAATTATTAGTAGCAAAAACTAATTATCAATTTGTTGATACTCGAACTGGAAATCCTTCAACTCAAGGAAAACCAAAATTAATAGCAGGTAATGTTACATACAATTGTGCTGAAGGTAAATTCACGGTAAATTTCTCAAAGGATAAATACTACCAACAATACGGTGGTTTAACAAAGGCTTTAGCACCATTATGTAACGCAAAAGCAACAACACCAAAAACTGACCAAGATACCCCAAAGTCTAACCATGTTTGTGACACAGATAAGAAAAGTAAAATTGCTAAAGGTAAATCTTACAATTATTGTTACAACGGAGGAAAATACTACTTCAAAGGAACCGTAGGTGAGTATCAAACAAAACACCCAGATTGGACTGAAGCAGTTGGAACAGGTTTAGATGCGATTAAACAAAAGATATTCCCTAATATGTAAAGATCCCGAATTTAAAAGTTAATTTTTAATCCTCCACTTTAAAGTCGGAGGATTTTTTTTATACTTAAATTATGAAAGTTTTAGTATTAGGAAATGGAAAATTAGGTCAAGAAATAATCAACCAAACAGGGTGGGATTATCTATCAAAAAATAAAGATAATATAAATGTATTAGACTTTGATGGTTGGTCGAATAAGTTAGATGGATATGATGTGATATTAAATTGTATTGCCAACACAAATACATATTCAGATGATCATAAGTTAATGACAGAAGTTAACTTTAAGTTTGTTTTAGATTTGGTAAGTGAATGTAATAAAAGATCAATCAAACTTATTCATATCTCAACTGATTATGTTTACGCCAACTCAAATAATAACGCAAAAGAAACTGATCAAGAGTTACCAGATAGAAATCATTACAGTGTAACAAAGTACTACGCAGATAACTACATAAAGATGTTCTCAAACAATTATCTTATTTGTAGATTGTCTCACAAACCAAAACCATTTCCATATGATTCAGCATGGACCGATGTAATGACAAATGCTGACTACACAGACGTTATCTCCTCATTGGTAATAGAACTGATCAGAAAAGACGCAAAAGGTCTATACAACGTGGGAACGGACCAAAAAACAATATATGAATTGGCCAAACAAACAAACCCAAGTGTAAAAGAATCCCTGGCACCCACACATATCCCAAAGAATGTCACCATGGATCTAACAAAGATGAAAGAATTCCTAAACAAATAGTTTGTTAATATCGGGGTATTTCACTATCTTAGCGTTGTGAAAGACCTATCCAAATATATAGAAACGCTTCTTGAAGATACAGCTTTAGGTGCTGACTGTAGAGTATATTTTAATGGGAAAATTTATGTTGTTGATATATACCTTAAAGATATTAGATACGGTAATGACTTTGTCCAAAAACATGTTAAAGAATGGGCTTTAAGTGTGATCGATACTTACTTTTCTAAAGGAAGTATAGAATGTCTTGTTAATGTTTGTATTGATTATATATTATGAAAGATCTATCCAAATATATAGAATCCATACTTGATGGGTTATTTAGTGATGGGGCAATTAGAGGATTAAATGTGTCCAAAGATGGCAACACATATATTATTACTATAAACGCAAAAAATTTTCACTATACAAAATCAGACAAAGGTTTCATTATATTATCCGATTCAATAGCTATTAGGCGACATTTAGAGATTTATTTTCCTAATGATGATATTAAGTTCGAAATTAAACATATCTTTGTATAAATGAAAGATCTAACCAAATACATACGAACCCTTATTGATGAGGTTAAAGTCCCGTTAGAGATCCGTTTGCAAGAAGATGGGGTGTATAGAATAGATGTTAATGTAGATCTTAAAGGAAGTTGGGTATTATATAAAATTAACTATGAAAGAGATAACAAAGATGTTAGGGACATACGAGTACAGTTAAAAAAGTATCTTCCACAATTAGAGTTCGTGGTTAAAGTAAATTATATTAACTATCCAAATGATATCACTATACCTTTTTTACATGAGTATAAGATCAAACCAAGAGAACACTTCGATAAATTACTTAAATTAAAAAACTGTACGATCAATTCATTCGGTTCATAGTCCTCCGTTATCACTACGGAATTCACCTCATAAATTTATCCTACACTCTTTTAATGTCATATTCAGAGCAAACATTAAAATGTAAGTTTTTTACTGTTTACATTTCTATAAAGGATATGTCCCATTAATTACCACATATATTAAACAGTATTGTAATGGTCATTACAGTAATGTATATTACGTTAACATGATGAGGTTCTCATGTATAGAAAACTAAATAATCTATACATGATATTCCCCCATCTAATATGGGGACCCCCATTTATGAGTAGACAATCTAAGTAGACGATTAGTGATCAGGTGAGTAAACCTTTCAGATAAGTGTACCACTTTTTACCACAGAGGTTTATTAGTAGATCATTTAGTAATGTAGATGAGGTTCATATATAAATATAACCTTCGGTTAATCCTATTAGAATGAAAGAATAGTACATGGTTTACATGTCATAAAGTAGTGTCTATTATTAGGGGGTCAGGATCTAAGATGGTCCCTAAAGGGTCGTTGAAGTAATCATTTAATATGTCATTAAGTCATACTCTAACGTCCTAAAGGACTGTCCACGGCAATTGTTCTTTAACACTACATTTTTCGCTGGAAAACTTAAGTACTCAAAAAAGTGGTCTTCTTGCTATCACTAGAGGGGATTTTTTCACTCTCACTATAGCAACAGGACCATTATTGGTGGGAGAAAGTGGGTAGAACACTATGGGGAAAAAGTGGTAAAAGGTGGTGAGGGGATTGTGTTGTGAGGCGAACGAGACTGACATTTTGACAAAATCAAGTTTTTTAACATATTTATTTATTAACAATTCCCCCTTATGATACAATTAATTAACAATTTCGAAACAACACTATCAGAAAATAATGGTTCCTTAA